CGCATGAGCGACACCGAGCTCGCCCCCGCCGTCACGGTCCGTCTTGCCCCGCTCGACCCGGAGGCCCGCAAGGCCGCACTCGACCTCCTCGGCAAGGGCGCCGCCCTGGAGCCCCCCGGGGCGATGATCAAGGCGCCGTGCCTCGTGCGAGCCGGAGACGAGCTCGTGGCAGTCGTTCTCAGGATGCCGCCGGGCCCGCTGGCCTGGGTCCGCAAGGCGCTTCTCGGCTGGCCGTTCGACACGACCACGTACCGTTCGGCTGGCATCAAGAACAACGCCCGGACGTTCGGCTACCTGGCCCGCAACACGCTCCTGCAGCGTGACGGCTGCCGGGCCTGCCAGGGCTCCCGGCTGGCGCCCGAGGCCCACCACGGCATCGTGGCCCAGGCAGAGCTCCTGTCCGCCATGCTGGCCGAGGCCGCCCCAGAGCTCGCCGCCCGGGACCGGGCCGCCGCCGAGGCCGTCTCGCCGGAGTGGCGCATGGGCGACAGCCAGTGGACCTCCGGGGTGGCGAACAGCACCTCCGTCCTGCCCTACCACTTCGACCGCAACAACCTGGAGCCCGTCTGGTCAGCGATGATCGTGGTGCGGAGGGGCGTGCGGGGCGGCTACCTCCACGTGCCCGAGCTCGGCGCCTCGTTCCACTGCCGAGACGGAGACGTGGTGTGCTTCCCGGGCTGGCGCTTCGTGCATGGCGTCACCCCGGTCAAGATCGTGGAGCCCGACGGCTACCGCATCTCCGCCGTGTACTACTGCGTGGAGCAGATGCGGGCGTGCGGCACCGGAGCCGAGGAGATGGCCCGGGCACAGCTCGCCCGCACCAACCGGGAGGCCGACACCAGGCCCACCGTGGACCGCATCCCGGCTGCGATCGCCCGCCGAGATGCCGCTTCCAAGCCCACGGTTGAGGACGACGAGAGTGACGAGCTGTGACCCTGAACCCCGACATGGGCGCCCTCGATGACCTCGCCACCTTCGCCCGCATCGAGGTGGAGAGCCGAGACGTGGAGCCGTGGGCCGACCTCCTCCGCCACCTGTACATGGAGGACGGGGCGCTGAGCCTGGAGGCCGCCCTGTGGCTGGTGGCGCTCTACAACACGTACGACAGCCTGGGCTCCGCCTGCTCAGTGTTCGCCCGCTGGCCGAGCCCGCACGAGCTCCTGACGGCCGCCGACTTCCCCGACAGCGCCCAGTACGAGTGCACCCAGGAGCGCCGCAACCTCAGGGGCGGCCTCGTGCTGACCCGCCACGCCTCCTACGGAGCTCTCGTGATGGGCGGAGACGGCACCCAGGCCTACTGGCTCGGCCAGGGCATCCCCCAGCCCGACGTGACGACTGACTGCTGCGACACCGGAGGCGCCGAGGCCGCCTGGGAGCCGATGACCCGCCACCTCCGCCGAGTGTGGGGCGTGGGCCGCCAGGCCGCCTTCGAGTGGGCCGAGTTCCTCGCCAAGGTGGTTGGGATGCGGCTGACCGCCCCCCACGCCCAGCTGTGGGAGAGCGAGGGCCCGAGACGGAGCCTGCAGCGCCTCTACGGCAACCCCGACCCGGACCGGGCGTGGCTGGACGAGGCCGCCCTGGAGTGCCGGGCGTGGCTGCTCTCGCAGGGCATCGACCTCTCGTGGGAGGACTTCGAGACGATCATCTGCGACTTCAACGTGATGCGGGACGGCCGCTACTACCCGGGCCGCCACCTGGCCGCCCTCCGGGAGGAGATCGACGGCGTGGCCGAGTCGGCGCTCCGGGCCGCCCTGGAGCACGCATGGGAGCAGGTCGTGCCGCCCGAGTGGCAGTGCATTGACCCGGGCATCGACAAGGCCAAGCTGCCCGTCTACCGGGACTCCGGCCTGATCAGGAGCTCTGCATGACGCCCGAGGAGACGGCCCGCTTCCTCAACGGCTACGCCCGCCGCCACGCCGCCGGGGCGTTCGCCACGCCCCTTGCTCGAGAGTTGAACGACGGCAACGTCCGCATCTGGAAGAACCCGCTCGGCCGCACTGTCGCCGTGACCAAGCGGCTGACCCGGGACAGCGTCCGCACCGACTGGCTCGGCCAGCCGTACACGCTTCCCCGGGGCGCCACCATCGTGACGCACCTCGGCCGGGAGACGGGCTCCCCCATCCCAGCCGACCTGGACGAGTACCACGCCATCTACGCCTACGCCGACGACCTGGAGCTGACCGCCGGGCTGGGCCGCCTCGGCCGGGAGGTCACAGCCACGAGGATCAGCGCCGCCTCCGAGATGATCCACTGCTGGGGGTGGCCGGGCACCGCCCGCCCGACGCCCCTCCTCGACGGCCTGACCGTGGTGCCGGTCGCCACGCACTCGGGCGACCTCCTCAACGCCTGCCGCCGAGAGCTCGCCCGGGCGACGGGGTGGGCCGATGACTACCCGTTCTACTCAGACGGCTCCTGGTCGGCGCTGTCCCTCCGGGGCTTCGACCCGGACCCGGCCTGGGGGGTGAAGCCCGCCGAGATGGGCCGCAAGTGGAACGACGCCCACCCGGGGGCTCTCCGCCGGACGTGCGTCTGGACCGACCTCGCCGACCGCTGCCCCACCCTCGTGCAGATCGCCTCGCAGCTGCCCGGGGCCGGGCTGGAACGGGTCCGCCTGATGCGCATGAAGCAGGGGAAGCTCGCCCGCCACACCGACATCACCGACAAGGCCAGCGGCCTCCGGGACGGGCAGATCGCCCGCTTCCACCTGCCCCTGATCACCAGCGAGCTCGTCGCCCTCCACGTCTGGGAGCTGTCCGGGGAGCTCCACAACTGGCACCTCGACGTGGGCGTCTGGTACTACCTCGACGCCCGCAAGCCGCACGCCGTCACCCAGGGCGACCCTGACCTCGACCGCATCCACCTCGTCGCCGACGTCATCTGCGACGAGTCCACCCGCTCCTACCTGGAGGCTTCATGCTCGGCTGCTACCTGATCGGCCAACCTGGCGCCGGCAAGTCCACCCTGTTCCGGGAGGTGACCCAAGGCATTCCGAGCTACGAGAGCTCCCAGCCGTTCGCCCACACCGTGTACCTGCCCGAGCCGTCGGGGGGCCGCCCGATCGGCGCTCAGCTGGGCCGCCACCACGAGACGTTCCCGGGTACCGACCGCCTCAGCATGGCCGTCCAGCCCGACGCCGAGGCGTGGGTGCGCTCCGCCCCCTACCCCGTCATCATCGGCGAGGGCGACCGTCTCGCCACGCTCGGCTTCCTCACAGCACTGACGGAGGCGTGCGACGAGGGCTGCACCATCCTGTGGCTGGACACGCCCCAGTTGACCGCCAGGGCCCGGGCGACCCGCCGGGGCTCAGCCCAGACGGAGGCGTGGGTGAAGGGCCGCCGCTCCAAGGTCAACCGGCTGACCGACCTCCTGCCGGTGGTCCGGCTCGACGGCACCCTCAGCCCGGAGCTTCTCGCCGTGCAGGCCATCGGGGCGTCCCCCGCCTTGCAGGCGCTCCACGCCCTGGTGCCCGGCCTCTGACCAGGCTCGTCCCGGTAGACGCCCCAGGCTAACCCGTGTTAGCCTGGGTAGGCCCCCAACCGGGGGGCGTCACACACAGCCCAAGGAGAGCCCCAACATGCCCGACTACTTCGAATCAGGCTTCGCCGTCCGAGATGTCTCCTGGCACGGCAAAGAGACGCTGCTGCAAGAGCACCCCGAGAACTGGGCGGCAGCCCGCATCCTCGCTGGCCTCGACTGGGAGCCCGAGTACCAGGACCTCTACGTCCCCGAGGTCATCCCCGCCGGGGAGAGCGCCCCCGAGGGCTCCATCCATATCAAGGCGATGGGCAACGACAGCGCCGACCTGTGGCACGTCCCGGTCAACGGCCACCAGGCCATCATCCGCAGCGACAACCGGAAGGTGCTCGCCACCCCCAAGGACTCGTTCCGGCTGATCAGCAACACCGAGATGGGCGACCTCCTGGAGGCGTACAGCGAGGCGTGGCGCAAGGCCGGAGCCAAGGTGCTGTTCGACACCGCCGGGTCCGTCTACGAGGGCCGGTGGGTGTACGCCACGCTCCTGCTGGACGAGCCCTACACCATCCCCGGCGACCCCAGCCCCATCCTCCCGTACGCAGCGTTCCTCAACGCCCACGACGGCACGGCCGCCTGCAAGGTCGTCAACACTCAGGTCCGGGTCGTCTGCGCCAACACGTGGAAGATGGCCGACGTGGAGGGCGAGCGCTCTGGCCGCCAGATCGTCATCCGCCACACGTCCGGTGCGACGGAGCGCCTGGAGGAGGCCAAGGCCGCCCTCGCCAGCGTCCGTGACGAGGTGGCGAACTACCAGATGCTCGCCACCGAGCTTGCCTCGATCAACGTCTCAGACGCCCTCGTCAAGACGTTCCTCAGCGAGTTCATCCCGGTGCCGGAGAACAGCTCCGAGCGCACCCGGACGGCCCGCCTGGAGCGCCAAGGCATGTTCATGGCGCTGTACGCCTCGTCGCCCACGACCGACGGCATCCGGGGCACCGCCTACGGCCTCGTGCAGACGGCCGGGGAGTACCTGGACCACCTGCGCCCCGTCCGGAACAGCGACACCTACCTGGCCCGCACCCTGTTCAACAGCGAGCCCATCAAGGGCAACGCCGTCCGCCTCGTCCGAGAGCTCGTGCAGGAGGGCGTGTGATGGCCGCCCCGTCCCTGCCCCGAGTGTCCGTCACCCCTCCCCCCCTTGCGGGGGGAGAGGTGCGCTCGGGCTCCCTTTCGCTCAACGCCGTGGCGGCCTGGAACACGGGCGTCTACGCCGGGGAGCTCCTGCGCTTCGGCTTCGACGTGGAGCTCCGGGACTACCACGCCCGGGGCCTCACCCAAGGCCTCCTGTGGGTCGGGCGTCCCGGCCTGGAGCCCGGCATGGTCCGGGTGGAGCTCGACCCGGAGAGCAACAGCCTCCGGGGCGTCTGGGACCGCTGCGTGGTGGTCCTGTACGGCAGCCAGCTGAACGCCCTTTCGGGCATGGTGCGCCGGAACCTTCGCCGCCTCAGGGAGCACGGCTCCGGCCGCCCCCCCGAGACGGTGGCGACCCAGGAGGCTTTCCTGGTGCGTCTGCTTGAAGCGCTGGCGGAAGCCGGGGCCAACAACCGATACGACGCAAGCGCCCGCCCCGAGCGAGCTCTGACCGTCGTGCCTGACTACGAGGAGAACTGATGCACAGACTCATCCGCACGGCCGCCGCTGCGGCCCTCGGCCTCTCCGCCCTGTGGCTGACAACCACAGTCCCGGCTGGGGCCACCAACCCGCCTCCCGTGTGCGAGAACAACGGGCGTGAGTTCACCTACAACCCGTCGACCACCCAGTGCACGCCCCCGACCACGGGGGCTACGACGACAGGGGCGACCACCACGGCCGCCACGACCACGACAGCCACCACCCTCCCGCCGACCACCACCGTGCCGCCGACCACCACCACCGTGTTCAACTGCGGCCTGTGTGCAGGCCAGTTCGGCACGACCACCACGACCGCCCAGGCCACGACGACCGTTGCCCCTCCGGTGACGACAGCGCCCCCTACGACGCAACCTGCGCCGCCGCCGCCCGACACAACGCCTGAGCACGTGACCGTCCCCGACGCCCCCGCCACCACAGCTCCGCCGGAGCTTCCCGTGACCGGCAGCCTGTCGGGCCCGATGGTCGCATGGGCTCTCGCCGCCGGTGCCGTCGGCCTCGCCCTCGTGGCGTTCGCCAAGGCTGTCCGCCGGGCATGAACGGAGGCCTGACCGCCCTGACGCTCCCGCTGTGGGGCGTCTGGGCGGTCGCCTTCGCAGCGATGTTCCTCGCCCTCCTACTCGAGGAGCGAGTCCACGAGTGGCGGAGACGCCGGAGGCACCGATGACCACGACCAAGCCCTACGGCTGCATGAGTTTCCTGTTCGACCTGCTGATGGTCATGCTCACGGGTGGGCTCTGGCTCATCTGGATATTCGTGCGGGAGATGCGCAAGCGATGACCCGCCGGGCGAGAGAGCTCCTGCTGCTCGCCCTCGTCGGCGCCCTCTACCTCTGGGTGGGGGGCGCTTTGGCGTGGGGCGCCCTGACGGCCCCGGAGGAGCCCCCTCGGACCCGCAGGTGGGCCGGGGTGGAGTACAGCCCCGAGGCCTGCTACGTGAACGACGCCGGGGCTCTCCTGTGCGTCTCGGGGCTCGCATGACCCTCCTGGCCGGAGCTCACCTCCACGTCGCCACGGACGCCTTCGGCACCCTCCGCCTGACGGCTACCCGCCGGGGCGTCTGGACCACTATCGCCATCCCCAACATGCCCTACCGGGCCGACGCCCAGGGCGTCCTCGACGTCACTCTGGCGATGCTCGACGCCCGCCTCGCCGAGGAGGAACAGGCAGGCTCCGGGGCGTAGACCACCGGGGCTAACCCGTGTTAGTCTGGGGCTATGACAACCACCCAGCCCAAGAGGCACCCGCTGGTCGGCTGCAAGATCACCGACAACGGCATCGTTGGCGGCCTGACCGGCCGCATCGTCCACGTCTTCCCCGACGCCATCTCCGTCAGCTGGAACGGCAGCGAGCAGGCGTCCCAGATCAGCCTCGCCCGCATCAAGGCCGGGCAGTTCAGCGTGGAGGTGGCAGCATGACCGACGAGATGCGCACCCCCGGCTTCGCCCGAGGCCCGATCAACTACGCCCTCCAGACCTGCCCCGAGGGGTACTGCCCCGAGTGCAGCGAGCCCGACGACGAGTGCGAGTGCGTCCGGCTCCCCAAGCCCCCGGCCCGCACCCCCGTCCAGGCTGAGGCCCTCCTCGCCCGCCAGATCAACACCGAACGCAAGGTCGCCGAGTCGATGGCGTACTGGGCCGCCCGCCGGTAGACGCCCCAGCAGAGCTCCCCCGGGTTCCGCCCCCGGGGGCGTAGGGGCCCCTCGACCATCCGCCCGGTCGGGGGGCCCCGCCTGTTTGGGCAGGCTCCCCCACGTAGACGCCCCCGGCTAACCCGTGTTAGTCTGGAGTCATCACCAACAGCCCACAGGAGGCCGTCATGCCCAACCCCCGTCTCGCTCTCGACCACGGAGACGTCGCCGTCTACCGCAACGAGCGTGGCACCGTCGTCATCGACGTGGATGCCCCGTTCCGGGCGCTCGCCCGTCTGCCCGAGCCCGCCACCACCGGCTGGCAGGGCGGCTACAACGCCGACGCCCAGCTCATGCTGCACCCGGCCCAGGCCGTCGCCCTGTTGAAGGCGCTCATGGAGAGCCAGGAGCTCCGCATCGCAGCCGGGTTCGGCGAGGCCGACGAGGTCGCCCACGTCGCCACCAACGGTCTCGCCCGATGACCGGCATCCCCTACGCCCGGGCCTCCGTGCTGCCTGTCCGCTACGGCCAGACCGACGGGTCAGAGCTCGTCATCAACGCCTACTTCGTGCACTGCCCGATCTGCGGCGAGCAGTTCATGGGCGACGACCCGTCCATCGCCGGGCCCAAGGACACCGACCTGACCGGCGAGGAGCGTCTCCGCCCCCGCACCCCCGAGGACCAGATCACCAAGTCAGCCGCCCGCAAGTACGGCCGCCACTGGGAGAAGGTCCACGCCGAACCCCAACCCCAACTGGAGCTCTCATGACCAGCCTCAAAGCACCCCCTCCCCCGTCCACCCCACAGCCCGCCCACACGGGCGCCTGCCAGGCCCTCGGAAGCTCCGAGGGCTGCCCCGGCTGCGCCTGGGAGGCCCACGAGGCCCAAGCCCTGGCGGAGTACCTGGACGCCAACTACGAGGACGCCTGAGATGGGCCGGTACGAGCGGATGGAGGCCGCCTCGATCACCTACCGTCCCCGGGCCCGTGTCTGGTGGATTCAGGTCACCGACCCGTCGGGCGAGGCTGTCCCCGACAGCGTCCTCGCCGCCGCCAGCAGCGCCGACCTCGCCAAGACCATCGGCCGGGAGATGGCCGAAGCCCTCGGCTGGGTCGAGCTCGGCCGGTGGCGGTCCAACGGCGCCGACTGGGAGCTCATGGGCGGCTGGTACGAGAAGGCCTACAACGAGGAGACGGAGACGTGGGAATGAGCAACGACTGGACGGAGAGCCAACTGGCCCGAGCGTGGGCGCCCAAAGACCCAGAGCTCCCGGGCCCGGCTCCCGAGGCCGGGCCCGCCAAGGGCCACCGCACCCGCAAGCCCACGGTGCGCCGCACCAAGGAGCACCCCTACGTCGATGGCTGGTGCGACCAGTGCGACTGGCGCTCCGCCTACATCACCCCGGCCGCCTGCGGCCTCGACTGCAAGGAGCACGCCGAGGCGAACCCGGGCCACACCGCCCGCTGGCGCAGGGTCGAGCACGTCTCCTACGAGGCGTCATGACCGACTACAGCCTGATCCCGACGGGGGGCGCCGGAGGCGTCCGTGACGCCGCCGTGGAGGTCGTCGCCGCCGCCCTCGTCATCGACTACGACGAGGTGCTGGGCGGCCTGATGTGCTACCAGGGCGACAGGTGCGCCACCGCTGACGAGCAGCAGGAGGTCAACCTCGTCATCGAGCAGGTCGAACGCCTCCGGGGAGCCGTCGCCGCCCTCGTGCTCGCCCGAGAGCCGGGCCCCGACCCGCTCTGCGACGTGCCCCACCTCGACCTCGGCCTTCGCTGCACCCTCCCCCCCGGCCACGACGGCCGCCACCAGGCCCGAGACATTGGCGTCCGGGGCCGCCTGGTCCACTGGACGGCCCCCGAGTTCGACCGCAAGAGCTCGTGATGCCCGCTTACCGGGTCGCCCTCGACCTCCGCTGCCAACAGGAGCGCTGCCCCCGCACCGCCACCCAGGAGGTCCGCAACACCGTCAACGCCTTCATCGGCCGCTACTGCATGGCCCACGCCGAGCAGATGGTGACCCGCCTCAACGACGGCTGCCGCCCCGAGCCGACCAGCCCGCCCGCCTGGGCCCAACGCCAGAGGGAGCTGTGATGGCGTCCTGGCCACCCGAGTACCCGCCTCTCGAGCATTGGCCGCAGCGTCTCCGCTTCTGCCCGTGCGGGCTCGCCATGTTCGTCGTGGCGCCCGCCGACGGGGGCCCTGACGAGTGGATCTACGCCTGCGACGACTGCGACCCGCACCTGTTCCCCCCACGCCCCGAGGAGACACCGTGACCGCCCGCAACGCCTTCCTGGCCGGAGCTCTGCTCGGCCTGACCCCCTGGCTCGTCCACCGCCTCGACCGCTACCTCCGGGAGCCGTGGAACGACTCCGGGCCCATCGAGGAGTGGTGGCGGACCCAGACTTGGAAGCAGCGCCGCTGGGTCACCGACCTCCCCGAGAAGGCCGGAGGCTGGATCGTGGCCCGCCCCCCAGCGCACCCCATCCTCGCCACCCGCCGCTTCCGGGTCGAGTACGAGTGCCACTGCATCCACGGGCCCGAGTTCGGCTGGGCCCCGTACAAGGTCGGCGAGTCATGGCACTGGACGTTGAAGGGCGCCGAGTTCAAGCGCCGCCACCGCCCGCCCAGGCGCACGTACATGCGGGCCGTCGGGCTCGGCTCCGGGCTGATGGTCACCAAGATCGACCGCCGCACAGCGTCGGGCTGGCTGCCCCAGGGAGAGCCCCGTGACTGACTGTTCGGCCCGCCTGCCCCGTGCAGCGTTGTTCGGGGGCCTCATCGACTGCACGTGCCGCCTCCCCTCGGCCACCCGGTCCTCTGCCCGGGGGCTCTCCTGCGTCTCCACCCCCCAGGCGTACACTCCCCCGCATGGCACGCCCCCGCAACAGCTCCCTCCCCGACGAGGGCGGGCAGCCCTCCCGCATCAGCGAAGTCGTCCGCTACCGGGAAGCCACCGACGCCGACGGCGTGACCAACATGGTCCCCTTCACCCTCGGCGAACAGATAGTCGAACGGGTCCGCACCGGCCTCGACCTCACCGACGCCGCCGCCTCCGCCAACATCACCAAGCAGACCATCTGGAACTGGCGCCGAAGGGGAGCCCTCAACCGGGCCCTCCTCGCCCAAGGCAAACCCCTCGCCACCGACGACGGAGACGCCTACGTCAAGTTCGTTGATGCACTGGAAAGAGCCGAAGCCGAGGCAGAGCTCGTCCGCCTCGCCATCATCCAGAGGGCCGCCGAAGGGGGCTTCAAGACAACCCGGGAGACGATCAAGTACGACGCCGCCGGGGACGTCCTGGAGCGCACCGTCGTGACGGAGGTCAGCCTGCCGCAGTGGACGGCAGCCGCCTGGTATCTGGAGCGCCGCCACGCCCGCAAGTACGGCCGCAAGAGCCAGCTCGCCGCCGAGGCGCTGTCGGGCCTCCTCCACGCCCACGACGACGGAGACGACGAGGCGCTGCGCACGGAGGCGCTGATCGCCATGGCCCAGGAGTTCGGCACGTAGGCTCCCCGCTCATGGCAGCCCGGGCGCCCAACCGAGACGCCCAGGCCGCCGAGCTGTTGGCGGTCATCCACGGCATGAAGCCCGCCCGCCGGGCCCTGTTCCTCAGCGCCCTCCCCGTGGAGGACAAGGCGCTGGTGGAGCGGGCCTACGCCCTCCACCAGCAGACAGGCTGGCGGGCCCACCCGGCCGCCATGTGGGCTCACCTCGACGGCCGGGAGCTCTGGCCGTACGTGGTGCTCCTGTCCGAGACGTTCGCCCGGGCGCTCATGGGCCTCGGCCCCACCAAGGTGATCGAGAACCTGCCCAGCCAGATGGGTAAGACGACGGGCCTGATGGACGACGCCCTCTGGGCGCTCGACTTCGACCCTCGCCTCCGGGTCATGTACGTCACCTACGACGTCAACAAGGCGGAGGAGCTCGGGGGCGACTGCCGTGACCTCGCCGAGGTCCACAGCGCCGACCTCCGCTTCCGCCTCCGCAAGGACCGGAGCGCCAAGGGCCAGTGGAAAACGGACCAGGGCGGAGGCATGTACTGCACCGGCATCAACGGTGCGATCACCGGCTACCCGGCCGACGTGCTCCTGTTGGACGACCTGTTCAAGGGCTGGGAGACGGCCCACAGCGAGACGCAACGTGAGCACGCCTGGGCCATCTACCGCTCGCAGTGCCGCCTCCGCATCCAGGGGCCACACTGCCCGGTCATCAACGCCGGTACCCGCTGGCACCGGGACGACATCACAGGGAAGCTCCTCGACGCCGCTCTCGCCGACCCGGCCGCCGACCAGTGGCACCACATCCGTCTCCCCGCCATCGCAGAGGCCCCCGACCCGCTGAACGTGGACCCGTCGTTGCGCACCCCCGACCCGCTCGGCCGGGCCCCCGGAGAGCTCCTGGAGGCCCGACGCTTCCCCGAGGAGGAGGTCAAGGCCCGCCAGGTGGTGCTCGGCTCGTACCTGTGGGCTGCGATGGAGCAGCAGCGGCCCGCCCCCGAAGAGGGCAACATCGTCAAGCGGGCCTGGTTCCGACTGGAGGCACAGCTCCCCCCGCACGCAGACGAGTGGATCAGCAGCTGGGACTTGAAGCTGAAGGACAAGGAGGAGGGCGACTTCGTGGTCGGGCAAGTGTGGGCCCGCACGGGGGGCGACATGTGGCTGTGCGACCAGCTGCGAGGCAAGTGGGGCCAGGAAAAGACGATCCTCGCCATCGCCCTCCTCCAGGTCCGCTGGCCGCAGGTGAACGCCCACCACGTGGAGTGGGCTGGCAACGCCCCCGAGGTCATGAAGGCCCTCCGCCAGGCCGCCCCCGCCTACGTGGTGTCCGACGACGACGCCGACGAGCTCGGCATGACCCAGACGGAGCGAGCTCTCGTGCAGGAGCTCCGCCGGCACGGCCTCCCCGGCCTGTTGGGGAACCCGGTCAAGGGCGACAAGGCGGTGCGCCTCCGAGCGCAGGTGCCGTACATCGAAGCGGGCAACGTCCACGTGCTCGAGACGGCCTCGTGGCTGCCCGGGTACCTGGACGAGATGGCCGCCTTCCCGAACGGGTCGCACGCCGATCAGGTGGATGCGACGAGCCAGGCGCTGCTGAAGCTCGCCAAGGGCCCGGCCACTGCGGGCCCGCCTCCGGCAGGGCCGTTGCCCAACCGGCCGCACACGGGCCCTGGGTTGGCCGCTGCGCCCTCGTTGCGTGGGGGTGGGGCGTTGGGCAGCCCGGCCCGTAGCGGCCCCAGGAGGGTCAGGTAGCCACGCTGATGACGGCCCACAGGAGGGCCGAGAGGATCAGCCACCCTCCGGCCACGATGGCGATGACGATCGCCCACGCCCGGAAGTGGTTCCGCCAGGGGATGGGCGGCCCCGTGTCGGCCACCCTCCGGCCGCCGACCTCGTAGATGCCCGGGTTGCGAGGCGCCCCGGCCCTTGGCTGAGGCTCGACCTTGGGCTCACCCCAGCCCATCAGCGACAGCTCCGGCACCCGGTCCGGTCCTGCACCGCCGTGTAGGCGCCCTCCGCCGTGGTGATGCGCCACGTCCTGTTCCCCACCTTCGAGACGGACAGGACGCCCTCGACCTCCTCGTTGACGGTGCCGTCTGCGGACCGGAGCGCCAGCTTGCCTCCACGAGTGAGGAGCTGGACCTTGCCCCAGGACCGTTGCGGCCCGCCGTTCAACGGGTCGAACGTGACGGATGATGCCCTGAAAGCAGCGGTGGCGGCCATGGCCAGCCACGCTACCCCGGGGAGCTCTCCCGGGCCGGGTTGGTCAGGCCGGGTCGCCGACCCGCCGGATCGTGATGAAGCACAGCATCGTGTGCGGCGTGCGATTCTCCATGAACAGGGTGCCGTCGCCGTTGACCGTCTGGTGCTTCCCGTCGCCGACGCAGTTGATCGCCGTCTCCGTCCGCCCGACCTTGGCGTCGATGGAGATGCCGACCGACACCTTGGGTGTGGGCGCCTGGCGTGGAGCGGCAGCCACGACGTTCACCCAGAGGCCGACCGGCCAGACTGCGATGCAGGCGACGAGCAGGACACGGCGCATCAGGCGAGGGCGAGCTCGTGCTGCCCGGCCCGGTCCCAGCACCAGCCGAGGTCGATGACCCAACCGGCGCCCTCGCTCAGGTGCGGAGTGTCGCCGAGCTCTCGCCGGGCGCCAGCCGGGTCGGGCGTGACCACCAGCACCCCAGCCCACGGGCCCGGAAGCTCCATCGCCCACTCCGCCATCGAGGCGAGCGTGGAGTAGTCCGCCCCGAGCCGGAACAGGCAGCCCCACAGCGCCGTGACGGCCACGTGCCGAGGGTGCCACTCTCGGGAGACACCAGAGCCGGGGCGTGCGGGGACGTCCGGGTAGAGGCCCATGCGGTGCCAGTAGTCCAGCTGCCGGTAGGTGACGCCCGCCTGGCGGCAGACGTCTGCTGATGTCAACACGGGCTCACCTCCTCGTCCACGGCGCACACCTTCGAGCGTATCCACAGCCTGGGGACTGCGCTGGTGATACCCCGACGAACGTTCGGTAAACGGGCAGGCTCCGCCGGGTAGACGCCGGGGGCTAACCCGGGTTAGTCTGGAGGGACCACAGAGCCCCAGGAGGCCGCAATGACGATCGCCGAGTACCCCGAGAACAGCCTGCAGACGCTGATCGACCTGTACGCCGAGGTCTACGGCCTCACCGACCCGTGCCACATCATGGACTCCCTCCACGCCGCCGGGATGCTCAACGAGGCCGGGCTGTTCGAGGACACGGTCCGGGTCGCCACCGGCAAGGGTCGCCCGGTCGCCCTCCCGCTCGACGGGCGTGAGGTGCCCCGCCGGGAGCGCCAGGTCAAGTCCACCGTCGCCCACAGCGGCAAGGTCCACGAGGGCCCGGCCCGCCGTCAGGGCTCCCAGTGGGGCACCAAGGCCGCCACCCCGGCCCCCAAGCCCGAGACGCCCACGGTCACCACGGTCACCTACCGCAAGCACCAGGACGTCTGGGCGCTCCAGGTGACGGGCCCCGTCCCCGCCGAGGGCACCGAGGTCACGGTCGCCAAGCGTGACGGCACCACCAAGGTCGAGACGGCCGGAGCTGTCCTCGCCCGCTTCGCCGAGGCCACCATCGTCGCCATCGCCAAGACGGCTCGCAGCACCGGCACCCCGGCCGCCCCGACCGTCCCCGCAGGCCACTACGCCACCCCTTCCCGGACCGGCAACAACGACCTGGACTTCTGGGCCGTAGACGTCCCGACCGACGGCAAGTGGGCCGGGTACACCTTCGTCAGCCGGGTCATCGGCGGGCACGAGGACACCAGGGTCCGGGGGGCCGAAGCCCGCCAGGCCCTCGACGCCATCGCCGCCTTCGGCCCCCAGGACGCAGCGAAGGCCTACGGACGGGCCATCGGCCGCTGTGGCCGCTGCAACCGGCACCTCACCGACGAGACGAGCCGCACCCTCGGGCTCGGCCCCGAGTGCGCCCAGAAGGGCTGGTGATGTTGGCCCGCCCCCAGACG